CTACCTACTTGTGGCATTTGTAAATCTAATTTTTGTGTGTCATCATACGAAGTTACAATACGAGCTATTTTATCTGCTTTAGCTCTAGCTCTATCAGAGTCTTTACCATTAGGTACATCTACTTTTAAGTTAGGAATACGACCAATCTTTTGTGATAAATGTTCCAATCCTGACATCATTAAGTTAGGTACAGGTATTTGAAAATCTTCAAAACCTTTTAGCTGATCTCCAAGTAATGCAAGTAAACCATCTGGTCCACCATTCATAATTGCACGAATACGACCTCTTGTAGAGTATGCACTTTGGTTGTCATAGTGCAACTGGGTAATTTGATATTGTATTTCTTCTGGTTTCACTTTAACCCCAAGGGCTTTCGTTCATATCGCTTATATCCCATTCTCCAAAACTTGGTTCATAATCTAATCCTACTTCTGCTAATCTTTCTTTTTGTAATCTCCTAATTACTCTCATAGGAAACCAACTAGCCATAACAACATCACTCTTGTTATTTCTACCAGATTGCTTACTAGCACCTGTAGAAAAATAAATTAGTTGTCTACGATATATATTACTCTTAGTTTCACTTTCTGCACTACCATAAGGCAAACTAATTAGTTCTTCTTTAAACAATTCTCTCATACTTCCTACACCAAAGATAGGATCAAACTTGTTTTTTTGTGTCTGATGTCCTTCTAAGTAAATACCCATTCTTGCACAGTACTCTTTTAAATCTTTGTCTTGTCGTATAGCTCTTTGAAATCCGTTTTCCTCTATAACCCAATGTGCAAGACCATACTTCTCATACCATTTCTTTATAGTTTCTTTAGCCTGTATTATGCCACCACCCTCTTGGTTTTCTATATCTACCATATACATTTTTCCTGTGTCAGTATTTACTGCCCATAAGAAACAAGATTGAAAACCTGTAGAAGCTGGGTCAAGTCCTGCAATAAGTCTTGTGCTAGGTGGTATGTGTCCTACAGTTCTATTTACATCTCTACATAAATCTACTTCCTCTACATCAAACATTGTTATACCATCAACAAATGCTTTATTAAGATACACCATTTCAAATATAGCTTTACCACCTGTAGTTTCAGCAGCTTGTAAACGAGATAGCAACCACTTGTAACTACGCTTACTACCCCACAACATACAATCTGTATGTAACTCAATATCGTTTTCTGGCAGTACACACTCTGTACTATGTGCTTCCTCTACTATCTTTTCCATCTGTGGGTTTTCTAAAAGAAAGTTATATAAATCTTCAGGGTGCTGTCTTGAACCAATAACAACAATAGCTGTATGTTCCTCTTTACGAGATGACAAAGTAGTTGTCCACCATTGTCTTGTCTGTTCTCTAGCACTAGGTTGTATTGTGGTGCTATGATCCTCAATGTCATCTGCAATAATTAAGTCACAGTCACGAGATAGAATCTTACCACCTTTACCTACAGCAACCATAGTAGGTGATTTAATACCTGTAACAGTTCTGTTAGCTACAGTAAACTGACCTGATGTCCAAGACTTACCAGATCTACTCTTAGGTTTAAATGTTTTACCAGGACCACAGAAATCCTCTATAAGTTTTTCGTTATGTTCTAAATGATCTACTACAGAACCTACAGCATTCTTTGCAATCTCTTCGTTACCACCAACCCACATAATTCTTACATTTGTATTTCTACATATCTGCCATACAGCAAAGTGTGTAAGTAAGTCTGTTTTGCCGTGTCGTGGTGGAGAGAGAATCATTTGTTCTCCACCTTCATCTATAGCTTTAAGTATTGATTTAATCCATTTCTGATGAAAGTCTGCTGTTTCGTATGGATCACCTGTTTCTGTTTGGAAGTATCTATCTCTAAAATCCTCAAACTTACCTAATGACTTAATAGCTTCATCAGGTGTTTCCCATTCTTTTTGTAATTCTAAATTATCTTTATCTACTAAGTATGCTTCGTGCATTTTAGTTACAACTGATTTGTTTACTCCGTATATATCAGCTACAGCAGTCTTAGCAATTAAATCTTGTTCTACTTCTGCTGCAAAGTTTTCTATGTAATCCTGATAATACTCTCCACGAGTAACAGTCATCTGTGTTGTAAAATCTTTTTTCTTTTTCTCTTTAGATCGTTTATGTTGTGCTTTACGACTGCATTGAACAGTACAGTATTTTTTATTGTTATGTTTAGCTGTAAATTTTTTTTCACAACCAGGATTAGCACAAGTTTTTCGTTCTGCCATTATTATACTTCTGCATTTTCAAGCATTTTTTTATTACCACAATCGTAACAAATACTATGTAAATCTTCTAAACAACCTAACCAAATTCCATCTACGCCACTATGCACAATGTTTTTTGTTGTGTTGCAATATTTACATTGTTCCATTATTTTTTCTTTGGAAGTCTTTTAATCTTTCCATTTTCTGTTCTAGCAAACCTGTGTGTTTTGGTTTCTCTACTAGGAATAAGAGTTCCATAATATCTTTTTCCACCCCACATCCAACTTACTTTCGCCATACTATTCTCCTTACCAAGCCCTACACGACCAATATCGTGCAGTTGTTTTATCCTTAGCTGTACTACATTTGTGTCTAGCACGAAATGAAGCTCTTGCTTTAGGATTGTTTTTTCTTATCTTCATATTAGGATCGCCAAACATTATCTTCTTGACTTTCCCATTTTTCATAACAAAGACTTTAGACTTCTTACGACCATAACCTGGTTCACCTTTACGAATAGGCGTAGGACTATTTAATTTAACTTTCATCCCACGAAACTCTGCCACTACTTACCTACTGCTTTCATAGCTCTTTTGTGTGCCTGTGTAAAAGTTGCACCCCTACGCATAGAGTTGTGCATATACTGCATATGCTTTTTACTATGATGCTTAGAATGTTTTTTCATTGTATCTTGTTGTCTTTTAGTTAGACTAGATACATCTACACCTTTTATTTTCATAACTTATCTTTTTTTCTTTTTACCTTTATTTTTTTTCTTCTTCTTATATCCGTACATATCTTTTAGTTCTCCTAACTATACTATATCTTGTATGAGTGATTATATAAAAGGAAATAAATATCCAAATCATAAACCCTCTACTTCATATAGTAGTGGAAGAATTTGTTTGGAGGAAACTTGCAATACAGTTATATCTAAATATAACAAATATAGATATTGTAATAATCATAAAACAAAAACATACCCTCGTATTAAAGGAAGAAAAAAACCTAAAGGGTTACAAGAGCCGAAGGCTTAAAAAAAATTTTTTTATTCAAAGAATCCTGCAACATCATCTACAGAGCAGCTAGAACATAATCCATCAGTAAGCTGATCCTGCCAGTAAGGGTTAAGACATTGATCACAATCCTCTACTGGTATTTCAGGCATTTTTTATTCTTCTTCTGTTACACACTCAATTACATCTATTGAGTAATCAATATTGTATTGTTTAATTAAATCGTTTTGATAATTTTGTTTTATTTCCCATATAGCTTTAATTAATTTTTTAGTTTCTTCGTAATCTTCAGTATCAACAATGTAATCTTCAGTTGTACTAAAGGTAAACATAACTTTCATATCTTTCCTTTCCATACCCTAGTCTAGCTAGGGTCTATTGGTTAATCAAACAGGGAAGTTGATACTCATAAGAAATGAGCAATCTCATTATATATCACAACTTACTGTAAGTCAATAAACAAAACCCTGCCGAAGCAGGGTCTTATCCGTACAGTTGTCCAAACTGTTATGAAAGAAAAAGAAATAAACTTAAACCAAAACAACCATCATACAATTGTCTACGATTTCCAGCTATTTTCTTTTCTCTTAGTTATAGATATTTACTCTCAACTAATACTTAGGACTTTCCTAAGCTAATTTGTATATTAATAAATCTATGATAGTATGACAACACAAACAAGATATTTCTCTGGCTCTTAGGAAAGAAATACCAGATCAAACAACAGGATAAGTGGACTAGCCAGACCATAGTAACTAGGGTAATAGCCTATTACTTCACATATTTATTTGTTACTAATTTTAGTTCATTCTGGTTTGGGTGGGAGTGACACAGGGTTAGAACTATTCTTCTTTTATTCTTTCTTTCTTTTTTAAAAAAAAATAGATTATTCTTATCTTATTGAAAGTATGTAAAGAGTGTAAAAACTCACTAAAGCAAGTAGGGGATCAGTCTAGGTACTACTGTGATAGTTCACCTAATAACTGTAAAATGTCAGGAAAAGTACACAATATATAGTATATAATTTGTAGAGTTTCCTTAGATTAAATGTAGTGTTACGTATACGACTTACACACACGCACATTAACATATGCATTGTCCTATAATCTATATTATGATGCGTTAATTAAGGTTTTTATCTGTCATATATCCAATTAAATCAATGTTTAAAAGGTTTTATTCTCTTATGACTTAGAAATAATATAATATGTTTTTTTGTGTAAGTATATGGTGGTGAATTGAAACAGAATTAACACGACAATAACACTACATATAGTATTTCAACCTAACACCACTAGATCTGGTATGCTTACAATTTTTACTACATATAGTGTATTAAGAATAAAAGAAATTTACTAATAAAATTTGATAATATGTTAAATATGTTTTACAATACTGTTAAGTAATTAAACATAAGGGGAAATTATGAAAGAAGAAATAAAAGAAATGAGATTAGCAGGGGTTACAATATCTGTTAATGGTCAATTAAAAAAATTATCTTTTAATGACGCAATTTATTTAAGAGATACATTAATAACTGAATTAGCCGGAATGGGTGAGCCAGTTTATTTTGACAGCGAATATGTCTGTACAACAGATTTATTAGATTGTCATTTTGAAGTAAAACACGATTGCAGTTAAAGGGGAAGAAATGAAAATAATAAAAGAAAATAAAACAGTATCTAAATTATTACAATTTGATGATGATTTTATGAATAGACCAATGATAGAAGTTAAGCCAGAAGAACACGCTTATCAATCTGATTATGGTGATGTTGATATAACATTTAACATTTATAAAATTATTGCTGAAAATTGTATTTATTTAGAAGATTTAAGCAATGATTATATGAATTATGTTAATAAAAATAATTTAGATGATTATTATTCTGATGTTGAAGATTATTTAAAAGATTTAACGGGATCAGAATTCAGAACTGATAACTCATATAATTGGGATACTTTTAACGATAATGTAATACAAATAAGCTGGGTTAAAGATTACTACGATAATGAAGTTAATTTAATAGCTATCAGTTTTCATATTGGATATGATGTTAGAGCTGGTTATTCTGATACATTGATATTTAAATGTAATGACTTTGAACACTTCTTTTATATGATTAGTAGAGATACAAGAGATTATATAGATACAGAACTTGAATCAAATAATTACACTTTTGATATAGAGATATAAACAGCTAACAAGCACTTTAAGGGGTGCTTGTAGGGTGTTTATAAAGTTAGACATCAAGGTTAATCAATGAAAGGGGTTAATTGTGAAATTGTTAGAAGATAAAACAATAAATAAAGTTAATCAATTAAATGATAATTTATATTTTAGTTTTGATCTAAAAAAACCATTTATGGAATTAGCAAAAGAAGTAAAAGAGGAAATAGAACATTTAGAAGATATTAGATTAATTTGTTTTAAATGTGAAGATTATACTAAATCTTTAAATGGTTGGTATGATTTGTGCGATAGTTCACACCATAGTAAAGAATATAATAGATTAGAACTAATTAGAGAATTAATTGGCTATGAGTTAGCCGATACAATATATTAAAGGGGGTTATATGTATAGAGAATTTTATATAGGTTATATAGAGTACTTTTTTATTACTACAGACTGGGGCATATTGTGGCTTAGTGTTGTAGTAACTGGAATTATACTAAAGGGGGTAAATAATGGAAGTATTAGAAATAGATTGTAATAAATGTCAATGGTTTAATATGTTATTTATTACAGAATTAAAACTAAATAAATCTTTTACTTGTGATTTATGCGAAGAAATCATTTTAATGGTAGATAAAGAGTTATTAAATCAAATTAAATAGCTAACCAATAGCATAGATTAAGCCAGGTGATCTTATCCCCTTTAGATTTCCTGGTTTTTTCTATTGTGTAGGTAAATAACTATTGTGTAGGTAAACAATGCTTGACAACTATAATGTAGGTCAATATAATATAGTGTAAGTTAATAAACAGAGGAGTAATCAAATGAATAATAATAAATGGAAATTAACAAGTACATTTGTTGATGATAAAGGTAAATTAATGGGAATATATAGTCAGATTGACAACTCTAAGAAAATAGATCAATTTTTAGATAAATATGATTATAAAAATAATAAGTGGAAAGTGTAGGCTAACCTTTACAAATAATGTAAAGTTAGTTAGACTATAAATATATAAAGAAAGGATAAGTGTTATGGCTGAGTACTGGGTAACTAAAGATGTACAGGAATTTTATCTTATTAATGCAACAGATCAGCAACACGCAGAAAATATAGCTAGTAAACATCTACATACATTGTATAAGATCGTTGATAGCGAAGTAAAAGATATAAGAGTTGAGAAGAAATCTACTAAAGTGTAGGTAGATTCTATCAACAGAAAGAATAGGGAAGAATATGGATATAACAGAAGTATTAGATGAGTATTGCGAAAGTGTGTATGGTCATACGAATTGGGGATATACAAGCACATACTCTGAAGAAAAACTAGAAGATAAATCAAAATACGATTTAGAACTAGATAATGCAGTTGTATTTTGGAACGATCCAATAGAAGAAGAAGAATAGAAAGGTAAACAATGGAAGAAGATAATATTAACGATCTCTTAACACAAGCAAGAGATAACATAAGCGATAATGTAGGTAAGCAACAAGAAGAACAATACATACAAGTATTAAACGATAGCTTAGTTGAGTTGGTTAAGTTAAAGAACACAACAGATGACTACATAATGATTAGAAATACTGCAATACAAAGACTATATAGCGAGTGTGGTTATTCAGCTATACAGTTAGGCGATATTGTAGGCATAAGCAGACAGATGATCCACAATATAGTGAAAGGTAAGTAATGAAAGTATATAAGGTTAATGTATATCAAGAAGTTGATTTAGCTGAGAATATAGTTAAAGCAAGAAACGAACAAGATGCTATGCACAAAGTTGAAAGTATGAATTACAAGACAGGAGCAGGGTTAAAGTATGCAGGTAATTATCGTTTTAATGTAGAGATCGCAGAAGATTATTGCTTAGAACACCAAGAACTAGAGTGCTTAGATGATGTTTGTTATGAACAAATGACAGGGGAAAAGCCATAATAAAATAGCACTCTATCGCTAGAGTGCTATTCCAGAAAGGAAACAACTATGAATAAACATATATCGTTTTCTTTAATGATAGTAGATAATGTCATATAGTACAACTATACTGTAGGCACAGAACAGGAGAGAAATATGGATAAAGAAACACATAAAAAATTAACAGCTAACTTCCCAAAGAGTGTTGTAAAGAAAGCACCACAAGGTAAGTATGGCGACTATGTACCACACCACATATACACCAAGAGATTAGTAGATGTTGTAGGTGGTAAGTACAACTTTACTTATGACATTATAAGGGATAAAGATAACGCAGTTGTAGGTGCAAAATGTACATTAGAGATAGATGATCTAGGCAAAGTACAAGAAGTTGGTGATGTAGATAGACACGCATTAGCCAGGAACTTAACTGAAAGTGAGATACTTAAACTAGCAGTTAGTGATGGGATCAAGAGATGTTGTATGCGTTTTGGTATAGGACTAGAACTTTGGACAGGCGATACAACAGAGGAAGAACATTACGCAGGTGTAGTTGAACAGGTAGTAGAACAACCTAAAGTAACAGAGCCACCTAAAAAAAAACAAGTAGTACAAGAGAGTACGAAATCCCCTTCTAGTTTGACAGAGTCACAGCTTAAAGAAATGGTATTTGGTATGTGTAAAGGAGATAAAGAGTTTGCTAAGAAATGTTATTCAACTTCTATGACACGCTTTAAAATGGACAAATCTATTAGCGATAATGTAGGAGAATGGGGTAACGATAATGTAGATAAGTTCCTTAAACTTATTGAGAACTATGTAGAAAAATACACCAAAGACTTTGAAGAAAGAGCTGGTAACGACAAGATAGTTAATGAAATTATTGATAACATAAGTGAAGTAACAGTACTAGAAGAATCTAACACAGATGATGTGGTAGTAGTAGGAGAAGAAATGACAGAGATACCTGATGGTAAATGGAAAGAAGATGCAATTAGTGATGGACAAAAGAACTTTATTAATAGTTTAATTACACAAGCTATTGATGCAGGACTTGATGAACTAGGTGCAGAAGCAAAACAGTATCTATCTAGTGGCGAAGCTACTAAGGGTAATGCAAGTGCTATGATTGACAAGCTAAAGAATGCGTTGTCATAAATATTATGTAGGCTAAAAATAGGGAGAGTTGATGAAAGTAATAGATAAAATATACGACTTTGATAATGGCGACAGGTATGTCATTGAAACAAAATCTTGTATTCACTGTAGGCAAACAGGTCAAGTAGAGATATTTACACAGGAATTGTTCTATCTTAATCAAGGTATGCACATACAAGATGCAGTCAAGTCATTAGACAAAGATTACAGAGAACAAATGATTACAGGCACACACCCAAGATGTTGGATAGAAATGTTTGGAGAAGAAGAATGACACCTGCAACTGAATGTAGTATTTGTAGTTGTAAGTTAGATCTTGATGCAGGAGATATACAGGGAAACTTTGGAATTATTCCTGTTGGTTTTTGCGTTACTTGTTTTGCTTGTGTTTTAGATATGGCTAAATATTATATGAGTGAGGAAGAATGACACAGACAGAGATAGTAAATAAACTTAATGCAATATATCCTGGTCTTGACTTAGTAGAAGTTGAGGATCAATACAGTTCTTTTGATGCAGAAAACCAACGCTACATTGTAGAAATAAAGTCAAGAGATTCTAAGTATGATAGTTGGATAATAGAAAAGCAAAAGTTTGATAGCAACATAGATAAATCAGTAGAAACAGGTAAGTTATTTATATATCTTACAGAGTATAGAGGTAAGATTATGACTTGGAATATAAACAAGTTAGCAGAGCAAGGTTATTACTTTTATTGGGAGATAAGACCTATGCCTGAAACTACAGAGTTTACCTATAATGAAGCTATAGAAAAAGAAGTAGGCTATCTTTATGAAAAAGATGCCAAGATACACGAGGAGAAAGAATGATTGATGTAATGTTAAGCAAAGCAACAACAGGTATGTTAATAGCAGAGTTGTTAGGAAGAAAAGATGACAAGGATCAGCCATTGTTTATGGGCAAGAGCATTATGTTATCTAATGGACAACTACAACTACTAGCGATACTACCTAATGTACAAGTACTTACAACAGTAGAAGAAGAAGAATGAAAGACTTGCGTTGGTTAGGGGAATGTGTTGAGTGTAGAGAACCACCACAAACAAACTTAACTTATGATGGTAGATGTGTAGGTTGTATTGCTTATATGATTGAAGACTTAGTCTAAACTATCCTGTAGTTATCCCAACCATCTTTATTAACTGTAAAACATAACACACCAGGTTCATTCCACAACCCTGTTCTTGCAGTAAAGTCTTTACTTGCATCTATGCTTGGGCATTGAAACCAAGTACGCTTACCTTGTCGCATTAATCTAGGGTGATGATAGTGTCCTGTAACTAATATTTCAGCAGCACCACTAGGCAACCAACCAAACATTTGTCCTTGCCACCACTTCATTATCTTACCCTCTGGACCTGCACCACCTGTAGTCATATGTCCGTGTGTAATAGCTACACCTTTACCTTTTATATCTAACAAGTGATGATAGTCAGTAGGAAGTATGACATTTACCTTGTCGTATCTTTCATTCTGTGCAAGAATCTCTTTGACTATTTCAAAGTGCATCATATCAGAGTTGTCTAATCTATCAGATAACACCTGTCCTTTACTAGATCTGGTCATCTCTCCGTGATTACCACCAATACCACAGACAGTTATCTTGTCTGCAAGTGGGAGAAATGTATCAATAGTCTGCATAATCATACGCCTAGCTAATTGATACTGTTGTGATAGCGATAACTCTACATTAAAAGGCATAGAACTATAGAAAGATTGGTCACAGTTCTCTGTTAAATCACCTAATCCTAATAAATATATCTCATCTATATCTGTACCTGTCTTGCGTAGTGCCTTAACTTGATTTACCCCCTTAATAAGAGCTTCCTCGTAGCGTTTAAGGGTATTTTCAACGCCATAATCAGCTTTACCTAACTGCCAATCAGCCATTGTCCATACAAATGCAGTATCACCACCATAATTTGTGTCTTTTAACTTAGGTTTTTTGATGTAGTCCTTAACAAGTTTGTCAAAGTACTCATCTAATGCAGGGTTCTTACGCTTTACAACCCCTTTAAATGCAAAAAAAGTGGTTGTTCTACCACCCTTTAACTGTACATTCCAAGAACTTGCACGAACATTTCCCTCAATCGTGTAGTATTTAGGATCAAAACCCCAACCTCTTAGTATGTTATCATACTTATTTTTATAATCTGGGTCAGTTCCAACATAAGTTATCTCACCTTTGCCTGTTGATTCATCAAATTCTATTGATGGTTGCCAACCAGATTTGTAGTAATTATTACCTAATTCCTGTGTCATATTTAGCCCTCTCTGTTGAGCTAATTATACACAGGAAATAGGACAGAATCTACTTAGTGATTTGTTTTTTAGCGTATGTCTTAATGACTGCAAGTGCAGCACCACCACCAGCAAGTGCAGCTAACTGTAATGTTTCAGCTTCTACACCAACTAATGGAGCGACTGTTAATGCACCTATGAACGCTTCAATGAAGGTCCAAGCTGTACGCTCAATCATATCTTTGAGTTCTTCACTCATTTTATACTCCCACGAATCAGACCAAGGTGTCCACCAAACATCTTTTTTAAATGTACCATCCTGGTTTCTTGCTCTTTTAATTCTATCAAACATTATGTTATTAACCTACCTTTCAACATAGCGTTACCTACTAACACATTACCATTAACTTCTTCTAGCTTTTCCATAACTGTTTTTGCTAACATTACATCATCTGTTGAAGCATTTGATAAAGGTTTTTCTAATAATTTAGTTATTGTTGTGTACTCTATGCTTACTTCTTTACCAAGTAACAACTCTTTTGCCACCTTATTGTAAAGTTTTAAGTATGCTTTGCCTGAATGTCCTATAAACCCATCATCACTTATGTCTAAATCTTGTTGTGTTTCTCCTACAATTAAGCAACCTGATGTATGTTCATCTGTATTCCCTGCGTGTATGAGTATGTAAGTAAAGTTAGGTACATCTTGTAAGTGCAACATACCATAGTGTGCATTACCATATCTCTCTGAATATTTACTGTGAAATCCACCTACAGTTCTAAACTTTATATCGTATGTACCCTCTGGTATGCAGGTTTCGTGCATTACCTTTACTGCTTGGTACTGATCTTCTAATGTATAACACTCAAATAGACCATCAACTAACAATATTCCATTAGTTGCATCTGTTCCAAATTGTGTTCTAACAACTGTGAGTTTCACCTATTCCTCCATTCTTACAGTTACATATATTTATGTGTGTACCTTTGTTATTCACATAAGAATAGCACACTATCTTCCACCACAACAGCCGTTACCACAGCAATCCATACTACTCTCCTTTTCTGAATCCTATGGTTAATAACCATATAGCTAGTGTAATTATAGTAGCAAGTCCTGTAACTTGCTGTGCTGATCCTGTTAATGTAAGTGTTGCAATAACTAAACCAACTAAAGTCCAACTAAGATTTAGTGTTTCTTTAATTATCTCTACTATCCAAGACCATAATTTTTTAAACATTAGCCTCTCCTAAATAAAAATGCAGCCATACTAGCTATTCTAGTCAAGATTACAGGAACTACGACTTCTTGTGCTTTTTCTTTTTGATCTTGTGTCATATCATCACCAATACTACTTATAGTTATTTCTTCAAAATCTAAATCAACAAAAGTTTCTATTGGATTTTCTAAGAATGCTTCGTACTGTACCTCTGTAACAACATCAGCAAGAGTATAGTTCTCTACATCTGCGTTCTCTACAGCTCTCTCTACATATTCCTCTACTGCTTCAGCTACTACTTCATCTGATTTAATAGCTTCTGCAACAATAACAACATCATCAGCTTCAACTTGTAATACATTAGCGACAACCTCAACTTGCTCCTGTGTAAGTTCTTCAACATCTTCTATAGCTTCCTCTACTACTGCCTGTATAACTTCTTGTACTTCCTCTGATACATTCTCTAACTCTTGTACACCAACATCATTAACTTCTTCAAGTACTTCTATAACTTCTTCTGTTTCAAGTTCCTCTACATATTCTTCTATAGCTTCAGCAACTTCTTCCTTTGTTGCATCTTCTTCTACAATAGGAACTTCTACAACTTCCTCTATCTCTGCTACTTCAATAGCTACTTCTTCTTCAGTTAATTCTACAGGTTCTTCTTCAACATCTTCCTGTATTGGCTCAACCAGAATCTCCTCATCTTGAAGTTCATCTTCTGTGATGCTGTCATCTCCAGGTATCTCTTTGACCAACTCATCTTCTATGTCCTCTATTATTTCTTCTTCAATTATTATAACCACAATATCTTCTGGTATATCAAGTATTATTTCTTCTTCTATAATCTCTATGATTTCAATAGTATCTTCTATTTCTTGTATAACATCTACAAACTCTTCTAGTTCTTCCTCTGTCAATCCCTCTAAAATAATTACACTATCTTCTAATTCTTCTAGTATAAGTAATTCTTCTTCAGCATCTAGTTGTTCTTGGATCAGCCGTTCTTCTTCAGCTCTAATCTCTGCTTCTATTTCAGCTATCTCTTCTTCTGTAAGTTCCTCAATGACTTCTTCCTCTGGTAGTTCCAGATCTGTAAGTCCATCCACCACCACATCCTCTTCAAGTATCTCATCTTCCTCTATCTCCTCTTCTGCGATAATAATAGTAATAGTGTCAGGTATGTCAGAGCAATCGCCATCTTGATAACCAAACCAATATCCACTTTCTACTGCTTCCAAGTATTCTTTAAACGATAAGGGATTGTTCGGATGTTCGCAACCATATTCATCCCACGCAAGATAGGTTGTGTTACCATCTTCGACCACATCTTTCGCCTGAGGTAGCGTTGTCGTTGTTGTGGTGGTAGTTGTTGTTGTCGTACTAGATGTCGTTGTAGTAGATACATTATCATACTTGTAGTATACATTATCTATGAGCCACCAGTCATTACCTTCAGAAACTCCTGGCACTTGTATTTCATTTATTGTTGTACTTGTTGGTGCAGTAATAGTTACACTTGTAGTTTGGTCTGTTTCACTTTGTTGATCTATAAAATTAATTGTCTGTGTTGTTGAGTCATCAAAGTACACAGTTGCTGTACCTGTAGTTTCTCTAGCATTAACAACAAAACCTACTTCTGTAATAGGTTTACTATCTGAATTAGGAAAAACAATAGTTAATGTATCAGCACTAGCACGAATACCTAGTTGGTATCTATCAGTTCCAAAGTACATAGATCCAAAACAATCTAAATCTTCTAACCCTATACTTCCTGCTGCTTCTGTACTTGCACAATCAGGATGTTGTGTAGTAGCTGCACTTACAACTGTGTCATTACCACCATATATAAACTCTATGTCTGTGTTTATTTGTTGATTGTCAAAGTTTTCTGTAACTGTAGTTTCTTCTGCTATAGAGTGAATAGGTACAGCGAGTAAAAGAACAGCAGTTAGTACTGCTAGTTTTTTCATATCTTACACGCATCCCCACAATCATCATCAAATTCGTGTGAAGTATCTACAAACTCTGGGTTGTCTGCAAACATATTGTCTGGAAGTACGAAGTCATCTTCCATTACATTAAGTTGTTGATCAGCACCACCAATGCAGAGATAGCTACTAGCCATCCACTTAATTCTTGTCTTGAAATCTTTTGATTAACCTTTTCGTGTAATTCATCTATGCGTTTGTTTATATCTTGTTGCCCTTCCAATATTAAAGTGAGCATTTCTTTCTGTGTGAAACCATTTCCATTTGCCATTAGGGTAAATCATCTTCCTGAAATGTGATCCAATCCCAATCAGTTTTATTTGGTGATTGATAGTTAGCTATTCTTTTAAGATAGAAACTAAAATCTTTTAAAAAATAACCGAAGATAAAACCTATTACATATTCCATAATACGATTGTATCATAGGATTTTTTATTAAGGTTTAGGGTTGTCTGATTTAACCTTTGCTATGTGATCTTTCCAAGTAGTAGTTCCATTAACATTATCCCAGTACTGCATATCTAATTGGTCTTGTATTGATTTGTAAGAATTTTTTCTAGCTTCTTGTACTTCTATTTCAGCAATCTTACTTGTAATATCGCTATCACTTGGCTCTGTTGCATTACCATCAAAATATACTACAGATAAATCTGGTTTAACTTGGAACTGTGTTGCACCAAGTTGTGATACTGCTAATGATTTTATATTTACTGCATCCATACTATCCTGCTATCTCTATTAAATGAATACTTGATGGGCTTGTTGAACCTGAAACTTGTTGATTTGCTCTTACTCTACCACTATCAGCAGTAGTATCTCCTTTAATTTGAGTTTTATATGTTACTGAAGAAGTTGAACTAGGACTATCTACATAAATTATTGACTTAATTGATGGCATATAATTAGCAGTACTTGATTTGTAAAACCATTGACCAAGTTGAGTGCTATCTCTCATTATATTTACAAAACCATTCATTTCTCCTGAGCTTCTTTCTGCATTTAATGTTTGTGAAATTATTACCATTATTTTACTTGATGTTGAACTAGGTGTAATACTTGCACTAAGTCCTGAATTATTATATTCTGTTACTGCCAAAGCACCTGTGTCAGTTGTTGTTGTTCCTGTTACAATTTGAAGTATTTTACCACCAGCACCTAATGCAGTTCCATTAACACTAAATTCTTTTCCTGATGCTAAATCAATACCACCATCATCAATAGTTGCTATTGTTGTTTCATCTACTGCAAATACCATCTTGCCGTGGTCAGCAGTTCCTGAAGCAGTAGCAGTTGTAAAGTTTATCTGTTCAGCAGTTTTGTTTGATCCACCATTTAATACTTCTATAGTTAAAGATTCAGCAGCACTTGTTCCCATTTTTAAAGATACATCTGCATTGTTTGCATCTTCGTAAATTGTTAAATCGCCACCAGTTAAAGCTGTAATAGCTTGTGAAGCATCTACTCCTATAACAGAGCTAGAAGCAGTAAGTCCTGTTCCTGCAAGAAGTGTTGCTAAATCTGCTACAGCTTCTTTCTTAGCAGTACCTGTTGCACCACCATCTAAAAATAATATGTAATCGCCATCTGCTATAGCTGCTTCTGCTGCTTCAGATAAATCTACATTAAATGTTGTGCCAGATAAATCTAATAATGTACCTGCTGTGTAAGTTGTATTAGTATCGGTAGCTGCGATAGTAATAGAACCTGCACCATTTGTAATGCTTACATTTGAACCTTCTGATAAAGTTGCTACTGTTGGATCACTTGTTCCATCTCCAATAAGAAGTTGTCCATTTGTTAATACTGATGTTGCTGTTACAGCACCTGTACCAGAACCTAGTAATACACCACCATCTGTTAGTGAAGTAGCACCTGTACCACCATTAGCTACAGGTAATGTTCCTGTTACTTCTGCTGCTAAATCTACACCACCAGATTTAATTGTTACTGCACCAGATGATACTGCAAAGTTATCAGAAGAAAAACTAGCTACACCTTTGTTAGATGTTGTTGCATCTTCTCCTGCAATAGTAAGTGTTGTACCTGTAGCAGATGTATCAATACCTTCTCCACCTGTTACTGTTAATGATTCAGAATCTAAATCAATGTCTATTGTTCCTGAATCAGATATTAAATCTAAATCCTGTGCAGTTACCTGGGCATCAACATAAGTTTTAACTGCTTTTGCAGATGGTAATGTAGTATCTGTACCAGCAGTAGATGCTAAATCTGTATCTAATACACCAGACTTTAAGTTATCTACTTCTATGTTAGAAACTGTGTTGCTATCTACATCTATAGTTTTGTTAGTTAATGCTTGTGAACCTGATAAAGTTGCTACTGTGCTATCTATTGCAAAGGTAACTTTGTTTGTACCTGTGGCTGTATCTATACCTGTGCCACCTTCTAAATCTAATACTTCTGAATCCAGATCAATAGCTATGTTGCTACCACTATCAGCAGATATATCTAAATCTTCTGCTGTAAGTTGTGTATCTACATAAGCCTTAACTGATTGTTGTGTTACACCTTTGGTAGCAGAGTTAGAAGCCATATTATCTTCATCTAAAAATAATGTTGTATTAACTGCTGTACCAGCTTCGTTAATAACTGTATCTACTCTATCGTTTAAATCTTCTATGTGTTGTTGTACAGGCGATACTCTTACTACTGCACCAGATGAGTGTGATAGTCCAGATGTTGCTGCTGATCCTGTTAAAAATCTTTTGTTTATGTTATCGCAAGTAAGTGTTTTAGTACCTGCATTTATAGAGGTAACTAATATTACTTCTCTATTGGTTGCACTATCTGGATTAAGAACTAAATAACAAGGAGCAGTTAAAGTATTAGATGCAGAATCAACAACAGCACTTACAGTAAATGTTAAGTCAGATGCACCTGCTGTTGCATTTAAGGTTGTTTCAAACGCATTTAATAATTTTGTTTCTTGTGCTGTCATTCTATCCTAATCTACCTACTCCTAGTAAAGCTATTCCTAATCCTTCACTAGAACTAGATGTGCCTAATACTTTGCTACCTCTAAATCTTACTAGACAATACATTGTTACAGAACCTCTTGGAGATATTTCTTCAATAGGACTGCTAACATTTTCTATTATACCTCTTAATAATGTATCTGGTCTGAATATCTCTAATTCTACATTTTTTCCTTCTTTGTTTCTTAAAGCTGTATAAATTAAATCTCCTTGTCCATTAATTCTTAATGATTTTCTAAATGGTCTTTCTATCTGATCAGAAATATTTATAGGCATATCTACAATTAAGTCATTAACAAGTTGGAAACCTCTTATTGCGTATGAAAGTAATTCAGGAGATTGCGTAACATCTCCAGTAGTAATTTCTATTTTTGCACTTATCCATCTACCTTCTACTAATGACAAAATTTCTTCTTCTCCACCTCTACCTGATGTTATATTTACCTGTTGTAACCAAGTACTAGAATCAGCATTATTTATATCTTCAGGAATAATAGATGTAGATAACTTAACATTTCCTGTAGTAACAGAATTAGTGTTTAGTTTTGCTCCAACAAATTGTTTCTTTTCTGAAGTGTAAAAGTCAGCAAGTGGACTAATAATATAACCTGTAGTTACATAGTTTGTACTTTCTCTATACAAACCACCACCTGATACTGTTGCAAATATTCTGTCAGAAAATACTGCTATACCTTCTACTATTCCACTTTCTGCAAACTCCAAATCTCTAGCTATACCACCTGTTGGTAAGTAATATCGCCACAGATTTGTTTTACTTGCACTATCAATTATGCCTGTATAAATACTATCTCTTGTAGATATAATTTGATAAGGTGCTTGGTTTAAAGTTGTTGATCCATCACCCCATTGTTTAATTAACTGTGCATTAATAAGTACATACAAACTATTAGCATTAGTAATCTCTGCTCTGTATAGTCTGCCGATCTTTCCACTAGCTGTGTTTTGATATGTACCATAAAATATAAAACCCTGTGCTGCATCTATTGCATTAGGTACTTCACCCTCTACAAATGTCTGTCCTTTAAGTGTTAATGTTGATGATTCATCTGCAAAAGAGTATATATAGCCATCATCTGCACAAGCTAACACTACAGCACCACCATCTGTTACATCTGTCCAAGAACTACCACTAGGTAATGCTTTCATTGTTGGTGGACTTGATGTAGCAGCTACTTCGTGTAACTCTCCATTAGTAGCACTAGCAACTAATCTACCTTTCATAGACCACAACTTATCAAATGTCTTGTGTGTGTTGTAAGTTGCATAACTACCTGCACTATTTCTTACATAAATATCTCCATTAGCAACAAGATATAACTTGCTACCTAGTACTGCTAATCCTGTTATGTTATTACCACCACTAGGAGTACCATCTGTAGATACATCACCTGTTAAAGGTGTTGCTAGTTTTTTAAGTACTGCACCATCTGCATAGAATATCTCTCCACCCAACTCTTGCATATAACCATTAGTGCCTAAAGTTGTACCATTAGTTGGTTCTTCTGTTGCGTGTAGTAAAGATACTTTGTATTCCTGTCCTACCTCTTTACCACTAAATACATCTATACCTTTGCTATCCCAATACCTTTGAAAATCATTTTCTCCTGCGTTTCTTCTATGTGCTTTGTCTAATCCAGATCCACCTGCAAAGTCTGTCCTAGAAAATATCTGACCAAATTCCTGTTGGAAATCCTCTGGTGTTTCTGATGTCTGTATTGCTTGTGCCTGTAGTGGAGCAGTATTTATATTCATCTGCCTACCAGGACCTACAGCAAATCTAAGAAATAAATCATCTAGGTTAGCTTCAAAACCTTGTGATT